ATAGTTACTCGCCGTTCCATCAACATACTTTTGTCCACTGACGCTGTAATAGGAAACTCCAGAGCTGAAAAGCGAAGTTGCATAAAGGTTGGCCTTTTGAACACCAATGCCTAGGTTGCTAGATGAGCAAGTAACTTCCCAATACCACTTGCCAGATGTGACGGCGATGGTGCCGCCGACCGTCATTGCTGTTGCAGCACCTGCGATTGACGCATCAAGGTTTCCGTTGGTCAGCGTTGTTGAGACTTGATCAAGAGGATTTAACGTCGCATAATTCCCCCGCACCTCACCCCCCACGCCCGTATCCGTCTGCGCGCCGTTGGTCGGCACATCCACCAGCGAATCGTTGCCTGCACCAGCGGTGACCGACAGGTTGTTCGGGGTCCAGTTATTCCCGTTGCCACTAGTGTCCTTCCCTAATGTGGTAGCGGTGTTGCTGCTGTTGTCCGCGAACTCTAGATGGAAGCCGTTGGTGCCGTAGCTGCCGGTATATGCCTTCGGGATAAGCTGGCCGGTGGTGGCATCGGTTTCGGTGAAGCTGCTGGGGTCCAGCGCTTGGCCGTCGATAAAGTAGATGTCGGCTAGGTAGCCGGAGAAAAGCTGGCTAAGGCCACTAAATGTCCCTACATAGTGGACATTTGTAGAGTTAAAAAGAGTATCTGTATTTTGCGTTGGATAACTTGCTGAGCTAAACGACTGCAGCACTCCGTTGACATAAAGCTTGATTCTATTTGTATTTGTTGCCTGAGTTGTGTCTATAGCAACAACAACATGATACCAAGCAGCAGTGTCTCTAAATACAGCAGCAGTGTTGAAAGAAAAATTGCCGTATCCTTCCAAGGCGTTTGTGTTGGAAAATCTAAAGCCGTCTGTTGAGGCTTGGGACAGAATCGTATATGTATCAAGCCCACTCCTTTTCACCCACCCCGCCCAGGTCCAGGTGCGGCGGTTGCCAGCAGATGCGGGGGTGCGGGACAAGTAGGCACTGTCACTACTATTGAAACGCAGGCTCCTAGAGATGCCCGCTGCGGCTGGGGCGCCCTGACCGGACGAGCCGATCAGCATGTTCTCATGAAAGACTGACATCAGGCGAAGGCTTTGGTGAGCACAGCGTGGATGCTGCCGCTTGCGCGGACAATGTAGTCGATGCGATCCACGGCACTGGCCGCTGTGCTGAGTGTAGGTGCAGTACCACCCGCAAATTCCCAGTCCGACGAATACGCCAAGGTCCGCGACCCGGAGCCGTCCTGCGTCACGAACAGCGACCCGGACTGCCCGGCCACTTGGTTAGTGGGGTTGCCCAAAGTGCGGTTGCCGCCGAGCGTTACTGAAAAATTGTTGCTATCTGCAAAGTCAACCGCAATGGTGGCCGCATCGGTCAGCGCCGTCACTTCAGCGCGTTGGCCTTTGGTCCAGGTTTGGGCGGTGTCGATGGCGCCGTAGCCGCTGATGGTTTGGCCTGCAGCGAACGTGATCGCTCCGGTCATCGTGCCACCGCTCTTGGGCAGCGCTGCGTTGGCCAGGTCGTAGGCGCTCTTGACCGAGTTGGGCGTGGCGGCTGTCGTTGTGCTGGTGCTGCTGGTGCTGTCGGTGAGTTGCAGCTTGCCGGCGACGCTGGTGCTGCCGCTAACGACGGTGGTTGCCCCAGTGTTGCTGATCGTTACATCGCCGCTCATGGCGACGGAAGTGGCCACGTTGCTGCTGTTGCCGACGAGGATGTTGGCGCTGGTCAGTGCGGCCAGCTTGCTGAAGGCGATGGCGGCGCTGGCGTTGATGTCCGCGTTGACGATGCTGGCGTTGCCGCTAACGATGACGTTGCCGCTTTGGTCCGGGAAGGTGATAGTCCGGTCGGCGGTCGGGTCGGCGGCGGTCAGATACGTTTCGTAGGCGTTGGCAGTCGAGCCCTCAAACGCAAAGCTGCCGGCGCTGCCGATCAGCAGCTCGCCGGTCATCGTGCCACCGGCCAAGGCCAGCTTTTCTGTTTCTAGCTCGTCAATGGCGGCCTGGACGTTGACAGCAGCAAGGCCGCCGCTGGGGGTGTAGCTGACTTGGTTGGCGGTGACGCTGGTGATCGTCTGGCTAACGTCCACCTCGGTCCATTCGTTGCCGTTCGACAGGACGATGTCAGGCGGTGCCAGGGCAACGTTCGGGGCGTTGCCACTGGTGATCGTGCCAGCCTCAGAGACCACCAAGTAGTAGCGGTTGTTGGCCGTGGCGGCGGCAGGTAGCGGCTGACCAACGACCAGACCGATGGCAGTGCCTTCTGCGGTGACGGTAGCGATCAGGCCGCTGCCGCTTCCGGCGGAGGCGTCGAACGTGCCAGCGAAGATAATCTCCCCCACCGAGATGCCGATGGGTTGGAAGACGTTACCGTCCCAAAGAAAAAGGTCGCGGGTGAGGGGATTGAAGAAGAACTGACCAATCTGATCAGCGGTTGGTTGCGTCTCACCAATCTTGGTGATGGCGTAGTTGGCCAGCTTGGCGCCAGTGACGGTGTTGTTGCTGATGCGGGCAATGTCAAGCGAGCCGCTGGTCAGCTTGGTAGCTGGAAGGTCTGGAATGTCGCCTGCAACCAGTGCGGTGGCATTGGTGATGTGACCTTGGGCGTCGAAGGTGATGCCATTTTGCGTGGTACCTGTGACGCTGTTGGTGTGGTTGAGGACACCGCTGCCGTCAACGCTTAGGCCCGTGCCAGGGCGGACTGCGCCAACGACTGAGCTGGTGGCAACAGGCAGGTCGCCGCCGGCGACGCTGGTGCTGGCAGTGATCAGGCCTTGTGCGTTGTAGCTGACCTTGCGGAGCTGGTCACTGACGGGGGTGACGGTGTTGTTGATGATGGCGGTGTCGCCACTCAGCGTTAGGCCGCCGCCGTTGATGATGACGCCGCCCTTCGCGCTCGTGGTAGCCGTCGGGAGATCAGCGCCAGCAATAGTGCGGTAGCTGACGGCTCCAGCAGAACCAGTCGGGCCTGCGAGGAATTGGCCGGCGGCGCCTGTGTTGTCAAGGCTGGTGCCAACAGTGGCGGTGTCGCCGCTGGTGCTGACGGTGATGTTGACGATGCCGCTGGTGTCAGCCGTGATCGTATTGATCGAGCCAGCAGCCTTGACCGAGTTCCAAGTGCTGTTCTGCCAGAGATAGATCTTGAGGGCGTCAGTGGTGAAGCCGAGTTGGCCGACAAAGTCGCCCGTGATGGCTTGCAGGGCTGCTGTGCTGGCGGCGACGATGCAGGTGCTTTGATCTCCGAGCTTGGCGGCGGTTACAGCGTCGGCGCCAATTTTGGTGGCAGTGACAGAGCCAGTGGCAAGGGAGGCCTCGACGATGGAGCCGGAGGCAAAGCTGATCTTGGCGCTAGGGATCTCGGCGTTCGAGATGAGGTCGGCACCAAAGGCGATCAGGTCGCTGACCGTGATTTTCTTGGTTTCGCTGGCGCTGATGTCAGCGACGGCCAGTTCGTCCGTGGCTGCGAGGTTGGCGCCAGCTAGAGCCTGCAGCTCTGTAATTTTGAGGTCTGCCAAGGGTTAGTCCTCCTGCTCCAAGGCCAAGTACGAGCTGGCGTCTTGCTCAAGCTCAAGTCTATCGCCGTTTTCCTGCAGCAAGTATTCGAGCTGACCCACGCCCGTGCGGAGACGGATGGGGCCAGTTGTGATGAAGTCGGCGGTCACTTCAACAATCGAGCCAGGCTGGAACGCAACGGCTGCGTTTGTAATGATTGCACTAATACTGTAGTAGATTTTGTCGTTTAATTCGTTTTGTTGGCCCGTTGGAGAATAGTTTTCTGTTTTGACGAACAGTTCGGCGTCAAACTCGCTGCCGACTTCGGTGCGGAGGATTAGCTGGAGTAGGTAGTTACCGCTTTCTGCAACGGTGTCGAGGTAGTCCCAGTGGCAGGAGATGGTGCCCGAGCCGGACATCAGGCCGCTGTACTGGCTGCGGAACTCTTCCGACAGGGCCGTAACGTCGATGGCCTCGCGGTTCGTGTTGATCTCGTAGGAGGTGACTGCCCCAAGCAAACGCGTGCTGGCATTTTCCACCTTGACGCGGATGGGGATGTCGGAGGCGATGGAGGCAAGTGTGATGGCCGAGGCTTGTTCGCCGTCGAGGGAGGCGGCGAAGTTGTTGTACAGGCGGATGCCGCCCATGTCGTCAACGAAGACGTACCACTTTCCACTGCTTTGCTTGGTGTTATTGGCCCATCCATCGGTACCAACGAAGCCGAGAACGACGCCGTTGGTGCTGGTGATCTCCACCTCGTCGCCGCTGATCAGGAAGCCGGGCTCGAAGTCGAAGCTGAACCGGCGGCTAGTGACGTTGATGTCGCTGGCGTTGACGACAGAGGTCTTTTCGCCTTCATCGCTTTTGCGGCGGAGGGCGACGCGACCGTAAGCGCCAAGGTAGGTGGACATTAGATGGCCACTCCCGTAGCGGCGCCGGAGCCTTGGAAGCTGATCTGGGCGCTCACCACTTCGCCAACGCTGGCGCCGTAGGAGGCACTGGTGATAAAAGCGTTGAGGGTAACGGTCTTGCTGCCGAGCGCCAGGATGAAAGCTATGGCAGAAGTGCTGGGGGCGCCAGTGCTGATGACGCGCTTGACTTGCGTGGCGGCGTCGTTGCGGGCGGTGTCGTCTTCGTAGTACAGCAACGTGGCGGAGCCGCTGTACGAGCGGATGCCGGGCGTGTAGCTGCGGTCGTCGTCGCCCAGCGTGGTGGTCTCCAGCATCTCGAGGTCGGCCTGCAGGGACCAGTTGGTCACCTTCACCTGCGTGGTGCCAGCGATGCTGAGGGTGCCGTCTTTGCCGGTGTAGTACTTG